CGAGATAGGAAAACTGGATGGTAAGCCCTGGTCTCCATCAAAGCCGAAAACATCAGCAGCCCCTGCTCCTATCGAGCCGGTAGGGGGTAGTAATACCCCTAACGACACGATCCAGCCCCAGATGAAGTATGAAGACTATCTGAAGGTCAGGAACAGGAATAAATAAGGATCATTGTTATGGCAAATACATTGCTAACGATCGACATGATCGCCAATGAAGCCCTCGCCCTTGCTCATGAAAAAGTCTCGTTTATCGGTTCTATTAACCGTCAATTTGACTCCGAATTCGGCAAGTCCAATGGCAAAATTGGTGATACCCTTCGTATCCGACTCCCCTCCCAATACACCCGTCGTACCGGGTCACGGGTTATGGATGTTCAGGACGCCGAAGAACAAAACACTTCACTCGTAACCGCCACTCAGGACGGTGTTGATATGAGGTTCAACTCAAGGGAATTGTCTCTTGATTTACAGAACTTCAAACAGCATCACCTTGAACCTGCTATGGCTGTACTCGTCTCCGGTATTGAATCCGATGTTTTACAGGGTTGTACTAAAGACGTTTATAAAGTAGCAGGTACAGCGGGTTCACCGCCTACCGATCTGGTATCAGTGGGTGCCGCAAGAGCGAAACTGAACCAGGGCCTTGCCCCTAAAGACGGAAACCGTTATATCCAGATGGATTCCGTAACTATGGGTGGTCTGGTCAATGGTCTGAAGGGTCTCTTTCAAGACTCAGCACAGATCAAGGAGCAGTATCGTGAAGGCATGGTAGGCCGCACCGCAATGGCTGATTTCTATGAAAACGAACGTGTATGGACGATGGCTAACTCCGCTGATGTAGCGGGTACGCTGGATACCTACACTGTCGTTGATGGCGATACAGACCTCACTGTGACTGGTTTCTCCGCAGCCCCGACTGAAGGCATGGTATTTACCATTGCCGGAGTCTATGACTGTCACCCTGAAACCAAAGCGGCCTATCAGCACCTGAAGCAGTTTGTAGTAACTTCTGCCACCACTACTGTCATTAACTTCTCGCCGACTATTTACTTAACCGGCGCTAAAAAGAATGTCAGTGATTCAACTGGTGGTGACGTTACCCCTTCTACGACTGCTGCTGTTGCCTTTTTTGGCTCTGCCTCAACCTCGTACACTCAGAACCTGATGTACCATAAAGATGCCTTTACCTTCGCCACCGCCGAACTGCCTATGATGGCTGACGCGGCCAAGTGTGTTGTGAAGACATATGACGGTCTGAGTATTCGTGTCTGGCAGGCTTCAGACATTCGAAACGATGAATTATTGACTCGTATCGACATGCTCTACGGCTACAAGGCAATCCGGCCTGAATGGGCTTCACGAATCACCTCATAGGAGATAAATCATGGCTTTAGAAGAACTAGGTTATAAATCTCCAGAAGGCTGTATTGCACATGGTATTCACCGCGAGGTCATATCAGGTGTAGGTAATACGACAACCGCGTACCAGCTAACGGCAGAAATGTCGGGTTCGCTTTGTCTATTCGACGCAGCCGATGGGGTTGTTTACACACTGCCAGCACCAGTCGCCGGGATGGAATTTGATTTCCTGGTAACGGTCGCCGGTACAAGTAACTCATATACTGTTAATACGGACGCAGCTACCACCTTTATCGGTGGCGGTCTTGGTTCGTTCTCTACAACCGTAGCGGAAGGTGGTGATAGTTTTCCAGCCACTATCTCCTCTACAGTGTCTGTAGACCTTGACAGTGATGTGACTGGACGACTGGTTGGCACAGCCTTCAAGCTCGTGTGTTTGAGTTCCACTACTTGGGGAATTTCAGGCAACATACACGGTGTTGGTACGCTTGCTACTCCATTCGCTTAAAACTTGTCTCCCCCTTCGGGGGGAGCATTTTAAGGAGATATGATGATCTTTCAAATGAATGAAAACCACGGCAGGCACATTGCCTACAGCCCCACAGAAGCCGAATACAATGAGAAACATGGCTGGAAAACAGTAACAGAGGAAGAATTTTACGCCGGTATTTACAAGAAATCTGAAGATGCTACCCCAAAAGATGAATTAGTAAATGCTTATATAGAGAAATTTGGCAAGAAACCCCACCACAAGATGAAACCTGAAACCATACTAGAGAAGATCAATGCCAACGGTTCTTGATTTAATCACCACCGCTGCCACGAAACTAGGCGCGATCCAAAAAGGCGAAGAACTGCCAGCAGATGAAGCCAACGACTCTCTGGATATACTCGTTTCATGGTTAGACTCAGAATCCACTGTCAAGGGCATGATTTACCAAATTCAGCAGGAAAGTCTTACATGGACTGCCTCAAGTGCTTCTTTGACTATCGGGTCAGGGGGTGATTTTAGCACCACCCGTCCGATTAAAATTGAAGAAGGGACGTATTTCCGAGATGGAACAGTAGATTATCCGGTTACGATTTTGAGAGATCGGGCAACTTATGACTCGATTTCGAGTAAAACCGATTCCTCGACTTATCCTGATTACATTTATTACGAACCCTCCAATCCTTTAGGGACGCTCTACGTTTATCCGGTTCCTTCGAGTAACATTACGTTTAAATTAAACTCATGGAAGCAATTACAAGCCTTTACTGCATTAACGGATAGCTTAGCCATGCCTCCCGGTTATCAATGGATGATAGAGAATAATCTCGCCGTACATCTAGAGCCGGTATTTAACATCCCTTGCCCCGCTGCCACGGTCAGAGAAGCCGCAGTCTCAAAGAAAAGGATTAAACGGATCAATCACGTCCCGATTACCTCATTTAATGAGTTGACATTTATTGTCCAAGGGAGAGGTCGATCTGATATTGAGGCAGGAACGTAATGGAAGTCCCTTTATTCGGACTTGGTTTACAAGGTAAATCTCCGAACGTCTCTGCAAATAAGCTAGTCAATGCCTATTACGAGTTTCATCAAGTCAAAGACCGGACAAGTGTTTCTCTCCACTCCCCGCCGGGTCTGACGGAGTTTGTTAATCGTGGAGACACCCCATGGAGAGGGCTGCATGAGTTTATAGGCAACTCCCGACTTTACGGAGTCCATAGGGACACCCTATATGAAATCGACAACGCAGGAACGTCTACTTCTATCGGGACACTTAACACCAATTCAGGAAGGGTGGATATTTGTGACGATGGAACTTATGTAGTCATTGTAGACGGGTCTGAAATTTATACTTATAACACCTCCACCTCAACTTTCTCCGCCGTCTCAGACGCTGACAGACCCACTTCTCCTAATACCTGTATCTTTCAAGGTGGACGGATTTTAACGGATGAAGACGATACCGGTCAGTTTAAAGGAGCCGAACTCTACGACCCTACAGATTGGGACGCTTTAGACTTCGCCACCGCTGAGAGTAATCCTGATAATTTACGACGGATTATTAATTACAGAGGGACTGTTGTTTTATTCGGAGACTACACGACTGAGTTTTGGTCTAACGTCGGAGGTGGGGGATTTCCTTACGCCCGTATATTAAACGCCGATGTAGAGTATGGACTCGCCGCCAGATGGTCTGTTGGGAAACATAACGGGTCATATGCCTTTTTATGCCGAAATAGGGAAGGGGAAGTTTTTGTCGGGCAGTTAAACGGCTATAACGTCGAGAAAATATCAAACCCTGAATTCGATCATATAATAAACGGATATTCTCAAGTCGCCAACGCTACCGGATTCGGATATATGTTAGGGGGGCATCCGATGTACCAGCTTAACTTTCCCGCAGCGGGGAAGTCATGGTTATACGACGCCTCAACTCAATACTGGTCAGAATTACAATATAAAGAAAACGAACGACACAGAGCCGAAATCGGGACGGAATTCTTAAACAGAACCATCGTTTCAGATTATTCAAGCGGAAAACTCTACGAGCTGGACTCCGATACTTATACAGACGATGGTGAAGAAATCCACATGGTTTTAAGAGGAAGACATATTTTCAACAATAAAGTCATGCTCCGTTTTGACCGACTTGAACTCGGCCTAGAACCTGGCACCGGGACTTCAGGTCAAGGGGAAAACCCTGTAGCGGGCCTTAGATTATCAAAAGACGGTGGGAATTCTTGGGGAACTCAAGTCTTCGCCAGAATGGGAAAAACGGGAGAATATTTAACCCGGTTAATGTGGAGACGACTAGGAAGGGGAAGGGATATTGTGTGTGAAGTTAGAATCACCGACCCCGTTAAACGAGTCATTACAGATGCAACCTTATACTACGAGGAAGGACGATGAGCGCCCCACCAACCGACGACGAATTTTTACAGTATTTATGGCGTAGTGCCAATAAAGACAAAGGCGCAGGCACGACCACAGACCGCCCCGTAAACGGGATTAATGCTGGAGATTATTATTTCGATACCACGTTAGGCCATCAGATTTGGTATGACGGTTCTAACTGGGTTGACGCAACAGGAGCAACAGTCTAATGGCGACTTATGAAGCAACCGGCAGGGCAAGTCAAGCTAACAAAGCCCGACGTAAAGCCCGTACTTTGGGAGCGATGGGAATTGGCCAAGCACAAGCGGGGTTTGACGAGGCAAAAGGCTATTGGAAACCTCAATATGAATACGGACAAAACGTCTTGCAAGACTTCCAGTCTTGGGGGAAGGATGGAGATATTACTTCTGATCCTTCTTACAAATGGCGAAGGGGTCAAGGTCAAGAGGCAGTCGAACAATCCGCCGCT